GAAGAAATCCAGATAAAAGTTATGGTTTATTCAGTCGTCTTTTAAAAGATAGAGTGATTCTAGTATCAGGTGAAATTACTGAAGATTTGAGCACTATTATTTGTGCCCAGTTATTATATCTTGAGCAACAAAATCCTGATAATCCAATTTATATGTACATCAATTCTCCTGGCGGAAGTGTAACAGCTGGTCTTGCTATTTTTGATACAATGAATTTTATTTCTTGTGGTGTTTATACTATTGGTATGGGTGAATGTATGAGTATGGGTTCATTTTTATTAACAGCTGGAACAAAGAGTTTTTCTTTACCTAATACAAGTATTATGTATCATAGTGTAAGTTCAGGTTTTATGGGAACAGTACATGACCATGAAAAACATTATCTTGAAACACAAAGACTACAAGTACTTTTAATGGATTTTTTAACTAAAAAAATTCAAAAAACATATCCAGAAAAAGATCAAGATTATATTAAAAATAAAACATCAAGAGATTGGTATTTAACTGCTCAAGAAACAAAAGAAGAAGGTTTGATTGATTATATTATTAGTAATAGAAATGATGTAAAGAACTATTTAAGCTAAATTACTATATAATATAATTAGAAGGAAAAGAATGCAAAAACAATATATAAAAGTATTTCGTCATATGAATACGCTTCATGAAATTTATAGGACCATTGATGGTGAAAAGCATTATCAAAAACATACTGAATTTCCGTGTGAATTTTTTATACCAACTGATAAAGAAAGCCAGTTTTTAAATTTAATTGACGACTCACCACTTGTATCAGTTAAATGCAATGGATTCAAAGAATATAAAGACAACGTTGAAAAGTACCGAAACCTAATGCCTTTGTTTGGACTCCATAAACCGGAAGATCAATTTAGAAGAAACAACTACTATGGGAAAGAGACATTTCTTTCCCCTAAAATATGTTATTTTGATATTGAAACTGGCTTCAATGGTAGCACATTAGATGATAGCAATGAAATTATTTCAGGAATAGGAGGTTTTCCAAAACCAACAGAAGCTAATGCACCTATAACCTGTTTTAGTATGTCAATGGATAATAAAAAAATGGTATTAGGTCTAAAAGACCTAGATTCTGATATACCAGGTTGGAGATATGAAAAATGTTCAAATGAAATTGATTTAATTGATACCTTTTTTAAAGTTATTAAGTTATGGAGTCCAGATATTTTAGTTGGTTGGAATACTGATGGATTTGACTTTCCTTTCATTGTCAATAGAATTAAGAAACTAGAAATGGATATTAAGTGCATTGACAACCTAGGTATTATTGAGGACAATAGATACCTTGGTGTAGAAGTACCTAAAAGCTATTACTGGATGGATTTAATGCATCTGTACAAGAATTTTATCTATACACCTAGAGAATCATATAGTCTCCAAGCTATTGGTATGGCTGAACTAGGTACTGGTAAAGTTGAATACCACGAAGATGGTAACCTAGAAGATCTTTATAGAAATAATTTTCAGAAGTTTACAGAATATGCTGCTCAAGACGTACAATTATTGATTGATATTGATTCTAAACTTAATTTAATGTCACTTATCTGCGAATTATCTTATCTATATAATATTAATTTCAGTGAAGTTGTTGGAACCACTGGTCCGTGGGGTCAATTGTTGTACTGTGAAGCATACAAACAACATAAAATTATCCCAGAGCCAAAACATACAAATAATGATGACTATCTTGAAGGTGGATGGGTACATTGTAATCCTGGTTTTTATGAATGGGTAGTATCATTTGACTTTGCTTCTTTGTACCCATCATTAATTCAAGCTTTTAATTATTGTCCTAGTACTTATATTAATGAATCAGAATTAAACGATGAACTAAAACAGATTAGATCTAAATATGTAAAAAGTGACAATGAAGAAGGTATCACTAATCAAATTCTTCTTACTAAAGAACAAAAAGAAGAAATGCATAATGTATTATCTAAATATAATGTTTCATTAAGTCCAAGTGGCCATTTCTTTGATATAACCAAAGATGGATTGCTTCCTTTTATGATGAAGAAGATATATACTGATAGAAAAATTGCAAAAAAGAAAATGCAGGAATTTGAAAGATCTTTATATTCTGGAAGTAATTTAAGCGATGATGAAAAAGATAAAATAAAAGCATCTATTTCTAGATATAACAATCAACAAATGGCTCTCAAGATCTCAATTAACTCTGCATATGGCGCTTTAGGAAATTCTCATTTTATTTTAGCTAAAAGACAAATTGCTGAAAGTATTACGTCTGGTGGAAGATTTTATGACAGAATGGTAAAATACGAAGTAGATAAAGTCCTTACTTCTAAGTTTAATTATAATAGAGAACCGGTTCAAGCAGGTGATACTGATTCGGTGTATGTACATCTTAGTCCAGTTGTTGAAAAAAGTAAATTAACTGATACTGATGAAATCATAACTTATCTCCAAACAAAAATTATACCAGTTATTGATAATATTATTGAAACAAAAGTTCTTAAAGAGATTGCTCACTCTAGAAACCTTAAACATCCAGAAGTAATGGTTATGGAAAGAGAAGTAATAGCTAATAAGGGTATATTTGTAGGAAGAAAGAACTATGTATTAAATGTGCTTGATAATGAAGGAACTCGTTATCCAAAAGGTAAGAAAAAAATAGTTGGTCTAACAATTAAAAAAACAAACCTTCCTGAATTTATCAGAACTAAAATGTTGTGTTTCTTAGATATTCTTTTTGATAAAACTGAGAATTCTTTTCAACAAGAATTTGGTTCATTTAAAAAAGAATTTTGGTCATTAGACTTAGAAAATATATGTTTTCCAAAAGGGGTCAATCTAATAACTGATAAGGAAAGATCTGGGGTTGTTTCACTAGGAGGAGGTAATTTTCTGTATACTTTAGAAACAACTGGTGTTCCAATAAATGTTAGAGCTGCATTGCTATATAATAAATACATATCAGAAAAGAATCTTTTGTCTAAGTATTCTCTGATAACTAATGGTAATAAAATTAAGTTCATATATCTATCTGAACCAAATCCTATATGTGCAAATGTTATAGGATTCCCTAATGACAAACAGCATCAAAATTTTTTAGTAGAAACTGGTCTAAGTGAATATGTAGATTATAATAAAATGTTTGAGGGATTAGTTATTAAACCATTAGAACCACTGATACAAGCAATAGGTTGGGATTTCACTAAAAAAATAAAATTGACGGATTTCTTTTAGGTTTAGGGTTAGTAAGGTGTATGTAAACAAAATTATTATATAATTATATTATAAAAAGGAGAAGTATTGGCTGGTTTAATTGATAAATTAAAAAAAGACAAAAATGTTAAAGAGTTTTTGTATGAAGAAAATAAGGAAGTAGATTTTATTAACACTGGAAGCGTTGTTTTAAATTTACTTTTTAGTGGGAGATTGGATGGTGGTATCCCTATGGGAAGAGTCAACATGCATGCTTCTGATTCGGCGGAAGGGAAAAGCTTCGTCTCTTTAAAACTAATTAAAAATGCACAGAAAAAAGGTCTTGATTGTATTTTGGTTGATACCGAGTTTGCTTTTGATCATGTCTTTGCAAAAAATGCTGGGGTTAATGTTGATAATCTTATTGTATATCAAAATAATCAAATTGAAGATGTTCAAGAGTTTATTATGGGTATCTTCAAGGACCTAGAGAAGAAAGAGAAGAAAAATATTTTCTTAATTATAGATTCCTGGAATGCAATGGTTACATCTAAAACAGTTGGTGATGCAACTAGTGGTAAAGATGTTTCAGATATGACAATTAGTAAAAAGAAAAATACATTAGCTCGTTTGTTAAATGGGTTGTATTGTACAGTACATGTTATCAATCAAGTATATGATAATATTATGGATATGTATAATCCTATAAGTATCCCTGGAGGGAAAGGGCTTTATTTTTCTTCTTCTAGTATTGTACTAGGTACATCAAAGGCTAAATCTAAAGATGGTGACGAAGTAAATGGTGTCATTATTACAGCTAGAACTAAAAAATCTAGATTCTGCCAAGAAAATACTAAATTAAAATATCTAATCAAATACGATGGAGGTATACATTCAACCTATGGAATTGATGACGATTTATTTGAGTTTGGATATGTTACTAAACCAGCAATGGGATGGTACCAAAGAGATTTCGCTAAACTAGGTCTACCAGGGGAAGACAAAAAATGGCGAGCTAAAGAAATGTTAGAAAATTGGAAAGAGTTCTATGGACCTATCATCAACAACTCAGATGTAAAGAAATCATTTACTGATAAATATACATATACTGATAGAGGTATAATGGATATGGATGATATGGATAAATTAGATGGACTAGACGATGTACTAGTTGATGATACATCACAATCAGCACAAGAAGGAGAGTAAAAATATATGAGAACCGGTCTAAATAAGTATGGTCTTCGGACTAAGAAAGAACATCGTAAAGATAGAGAAAATAGAGCAAAGAGTTTAGCAATTCAGTTTCCGTTTAAGGAATTGTTACCAAACAGCACAAAACATAGATATTTTATTGATAACAAAACTTTAATGGATAGAGGATAAACATATGACAAAAGAGCAAATTAGTATTTTAAAAGATTTTTTACCAATCAATTCATCTTTTATTCTTAAGAATGATGAGATTGGTGTTCTTAGCCCTGATAAAAGTATATGTTTATTTTATACACCATCAGATGATGATTTTACAGATTTTAAAACACCTTGTCCAATTTACAGTGTTGATCATTTTATTGCATTAGTAGAAACCCTAGGCGTAGAATCTAGTATTGCAATTAAAGATAATGTAGTTCAGATTAAAAATGGTAACAAAGTAATCAAATACTTACTATCTACTGAATCTGTAGTTCCTAGTATTCCTAATAGCATTGAAGCAAAGTTTGAAACTCTTTCGAAGGATATTGTTTTTAAGTTAAATAAATCAGACTTAGAACAAATTAAGAAAATTAGTTCTTTGTTAGGGTTAGAAGAAGTAAAGATTGAATCTAAAAAAGGTAAAGCTAATATCATAGTTGGTTCAGGTGATACCAAATCTAGTAATAACTATGTTATCACTGTAGAATCAGAAGGAGATGCAGAAACATATTTTAGCACAGAAAGTCTAGGTAAATTAAGTTCAGGTGATTATGGAATACAAGTCAGTACTGTAGGGATGTCTAAGTTTGAATCATTAAGTCAGACAGGTCTTAGATATTACGTTACCAGTATTGCAAAGTAGTATTAAAAAGTACAAACAAGGACGGTGTAAACCCGTCGTAAATTAAAAAAGGAAATAAAAAATGGCAACAATTGATTTTGATAAACTTATGGGTTCAGTAAAATCCGCATTCAAAGATGATAAAAAAGAAACTAAAGACTATAATGATCCTAGATTTGTTAAAGTGTCTAGAGATGAAAATGATAACGGTCAATTAGTAGTTAGATTTATACCAGATAGTAACGGACTAGGTGTTGTTACAGTATATAAACATTTTGGTATGAAGGTGGATGAGAATAAAAATAAAAGATATTTTATTGCTGAATGTCCAACTACTATTGAAGGTAAATGTCCTTACTGTGAGAAATACCTTGCAGCTTGGAAAGCTAAAGATGAGGATATGATTGCTTCACTTAAGACTGGTAAAAGAAATGAAAAATATATCAGTAATGTTCTTGTAATTAAAGATCCTATGCATCCTGAAAATAATGGTAAAGTAATGCTTTTTGATTATGGATTTAAAATCAAAAAACTTATTGAAGATATGCTTAATGGAGATGAAGAAACTGAAATTCAACCAATTAATATTTACCATCCAATGTCTGGTGCTAGCTTATTAGTTAAACATAGTAGAAGTGGAGAAAATATTGTTCTTGATGGTACTAAGTTTTTATCACCAAGTGGTATTGTTAGTGATATGGATGACTTTGACGGTATTTTAGAAAAAACATACGACTTAAATGAATTTTTAGACCCTTCTAAGTTCGAATCATATGAAGTTCTTGAAAAGAAAATGTTCAAGTATGAAAATGGATATGATTTAGATGATGTCCAAAAGCCATCAAAACCAGCTACACAAGTTACTAATGCTCCTAAAGAAGAGGCTACTCAAACGCCTTCAAAATCAAAAGAAGCAACTAAACCAGCTGTTAAACCAGCCGTTACTGATGATGATTCATTTTTTGATGATCTGTAAGATGTAAACTAACATCTTGGCCTTTTGGGTTGAAATATTTTTAAATAAAGTATAAAATAACCCAAAAGGCTATGTGTGAAAACTAATTTTCCAAAATTTGTGTCATTTCAAACACAAAAAATAGTAAACCTAGATAATGTTGCTAGTTATGGTTTGATTGAACATAAATATAAAGAATCATATAGAATTGTATTCAATATGACATATGGTATAACTTTACCAAACACAGATAAAATTATTTCTGATTATGTATATTGGGAAACATTTGATAATACTGAATTTAAGAAAATGCAAAGTGTTATTAAAAATTATTCAGAAGATTGGATATGTAGCCCAGACAATACAAGATATATTAATCCAGAACAAATTTCATCTATTGTTATTGAAGATACATACGAAGATAAACTTAAAATAATTTTTAACCTATCGCATACAGTGTCAATGAAAACTTCAGGATTAACATCTGAATTCGTTTATTTTAAATTTAATTCTTTTGATAGTATACAAAAATATAAAGCAGTTCTTAAGAAATTTTTATAGTTTATTAATAGAAGAAGGAAAGAATTTTGAATTATACCCCATACTCTTACAGTAAGCAAGAAACTTATTATTCTTGCCCTCTCAAATTTAAATTTACTTATATAGATAAAATAAAAATACCACAATCTAATATAGCATTAGAGAAAGGTTCATACCTTCACTTTAAGTTGGAAGAACTATTCTCTAATGCATTGGGTATACCTTTTAATGAGGTGTTTAATTTCGTGCTTATTAAAGATGAAGAGATTAACGTAGTTACTTCATTAGCCCTCAATATATGTAAATCAGAATATCAGCAACGATTATTAAATCTTGCAGTAAATTCAGATGAAGTTGGTATTGAAGCAGGGTTTTCATTTGATGATGATTGGGTTCCATCAGGATATGTAAATAATTGCGTAATACGTGGTTATATTGACCTGTATATGGTTAAAGGTATTTCAGCAATAGTATGCGATTTTAAGTCAGGTAAATATAAAGAGCCCAAATACCAAACATATGATCAAGTTATGCTTTATGCATTATGGATTTTTAAAACATATCCTCAGGTACAATCTGTTAAAGGTATTTATAATTATGTTGAAACAGGACAACAAAATACAAAAACCTATACTAGAATTGAAATGGGATATATTGAACATTATTTTAAAGATAAACTATTAACCATTGAACATACATCTGAATTCAGTAAAAAAGTAACAAAACTTTGTTTATGGTGTGATTTTTATAAACAAGATTATTGTAAACTATCAGATCCAGAGTTGACTAAGATACTTTAAAGGTAACTTATCATATAATATATTATAAGGATAAGAAGGAAAAGATGAATGTTTAAAGTTTTTGATAAAATATTAAAAAAACAACCTATTACTGTAGCAGAAGTAGATTCAGTATCTGAGTGGGTAATGTTGCATTGGTTGAGCGGCGATAGAGTTGCGGTCCAGTTTGCCCAAGCATTGAATGTATATAGTTCAATTCCATTACCCCAAAAAATAATGTTTCTTCAAGGCATTATGCCTAATATTAAGTACATAAAATATCCTAAAAAGAATAAAGAAGTAGATATGTACATAGAACTACTTAGTAAACATTATAAATGCACTAGAGCAGTATCTAAATTGTATTATGAACTTTTAAGTACCGATGATCTAGAATCTCTATACAAAGAATACCATCAAGGAGTAAAACAATGAAAACTGAATATAAGACTATTCAAGGAAGTATAGTACTAAGATCTAATGGATCAACTAATTTAAGAAAAGGTGATAATGTTGCAATTAATGAACAACTTTACGTAGTATTAACAAAGACTGTTATATATGAGGAAGAAACTTCTGAACCATATGAAGTTATTACTATTGAAGCTATACCAAACTTTGTATGATAGCTGTACTTCCTGACACATTTGATTCATGTGTAAGCAGTATATTATTACAAAATATTGCTTATAGATTTAAAAAACATCTAAGTCTTCATTTTTGTAATTCAAATGAGTTTGGTATTTATTCTAAACAATTAAGTAAATACTACTTAGAACCACATGAAACAAAGTTCGTATGGATTATAAACCAAGACTTAAACATTGATACAGCAATGCAATTAGCAGTATTAATAAATGAATATCCATATTCTAAATTTATTTATCTAGGGTATATTAATGATTCTAAACAAAATAATATATTGTTAGAACTCAATAAAAATAAAAATTTCAAATATATATTATGTACAGAATCAATATGCGATAGTATTTATAAATTTGGTATTGAAAAAGAATACATTCCAATTAGTGAAAAGTTTGATACCTTTGTCACCCTTAGTAATAATATTATTTCCTTGAATGCAATGAATAATATGATGGATACGATGGGTTCATATGACCACCAGTATCGTTTAAATTTAATGTATACAGAGTTTGGTTTTTATCATTTCAAAGAAAATTTTGTTAGTGGTATTAATGAAAAAACCCTACAACTTAGTGAATCTATATTGAAAAGAAAAAAATCAAATATAGAATACCTTTTTAAAAATGGATCTATACAAAAAGATGAAAACATTATTTTAGCAACTACCGAAGATTGTATGTTAAATGATTTAATTTATTTTTCATTGTATAAAAAAAGTATTATTAATCTAGTACAAGCAACAGAAATTTATGTCTATACAGGGATGTTATGTAATATTAAGGAATTTTTTAATATAATACAAATAGATAAATTTTTTAAGTCTGAAATTTATAAAATAGAAATAGTTGGAAATTTTGGTAAAATATATATCAAAGACAAAATCAAATTTGAATCTGCTATCGGTATATTAAAATATATTTTCAATGAACTGAAGGATATGAGTGAATAAATTAATACTAAAGCATCTAATGTCTAATGAAACTTTTGCTACAAAAGTTTTTCCTTTTTTAAAGCATAGATATTTTGACAATGTAGACGAAAATTATCTTTTTAAGATTATCATAAAATACCAAGATAAATATGGAACATTTCCAAACTTTAATGAGATATCTGTGTTGATTAGTAAGAATAGTGATGATGAAGATAGACTTAGATTAGAAAAACTACTTGAAAAAATTAAAGTTGAAACAGACCTAGACAAAGAACAGTTCTTGTTGGATGAAACTGAAGAATATATTAGAAATAAAGATCTACAATTAAGTATTATGGATAGTGTGGAATTATTAC